CATAACAGTCCAAACTTTCCAATAATAGATACAATAAGTTAACTAAAACTTATCATAAACTATATACTTAACTCTGTAACCACCCCTTTTTAAAGCACCTTCGATAAATACATGTAGACACGATTCTACGTACTAATATTAAAGGAGCTAAATCATGGCAAATCTTGTTTCACCTGGAGTACAGGTAACAATAACAGACGAATCAGTTTACGGCCCAACTGGAACAGGCACAGTACCAATGTTATTCATTGCAACTGGCCAAGATAAAGTTGACCCAACTGGTACAACATCAACAGCAGCACAGACTGCTAAAGCTAAAGCTGGAAAACCAGTTCTAGTAACATCACAACGTGAACTAACACAAAACTTCGGTAATGTAGATTTCCGTAAAGTAAGTGGTACAGTTCAACAAGGCGACGAAACAAACGAATATGGTTTGTTAGCAGCATACTCATTTTTAGGTCAAAGTTCAGCAGCGTACATTGTACGTGCAGACGTAGATCTAACAACATTACGTCCACAAAGCACAGCACCAACAGGTCCTGCAGCAAATGGAACATATTGGGTTGACCCAAGCAAATCTAACTTTGGCTTATTTAAATATGCAGCTAATGGTTGGGAAGCAGTTACACCAAATGTAGAACTAACAGACGGTTCAGCACCAACTGCTGTTTCAGTAGCAGGCGCTACTTTAGTATCAATTGATGCAGCAGTAGGTTCAACAGAAGTTCAATATTGGAAAGCACATTCAACACCAGGCGCAGGCGCATGGATTGCAACAGGTGCAACATTTGCTCCACACTATAGTGAACCAAGTTCACCAAGTGTTGGCGACTTATGGGTTAAAACTACTTCACCAAGTGGCGGCTTTAAATTAGCTATATCTAAATACACAACTGCAGCAGCAGCATTTGTATCACAACCGGTACATTATGCAGATAATAGTGCACCAGACGGAACTACAAGTGACATTAACCAAAATGGTTCAGCAGCAATTGCACGTACACTACAAGAAGGTGATCTTTGGTTAGACTTAGACACTGAGAAACTTGTAGTTAAAGCATATGTATCAAGTGCATGGGCTAACATTGCAGTTACAGCACAAACAGCACAACCTACAGGAACACCAGTAAATGGTACTGTATGGCATGATGGTGACATTAACGAATTAGCAATTTATGAAGTTGCAAGCGATAGTGGAACACAAAAATGGAAACGTGCAACTAATGTTGCATATGCAACAGCAGCACCAGCAGTAGGTTCAGCAGGCGACTATTGGATTGATACTGATGCAGCAGGATATCCAGTAATTTACCGTTCAAGCGGTAGTGCATGGGTTAAAAAAGACAATGCAGATCAATCATCATCAGCAGGCGTTGTGTTTAGCGATATTACAGCTAATGACACAGCAGCAGGCGCATTTGAAGCTACATTGATTACAGGCGCAGCTAATCCATTACTACACCCAGTAGGAACAACAGGTATTAACATGTGTCGTTCAGGTGGTACAGTACGTAAGTACAATACATCATTAACAACAACTTGGAAATGGCGTAACCACGCAGGAAACCAAGCAGATGGATCAGGTTCATTTGGTAGACACGCTCAAAGAGCAGTTGTAGTTGCAGCAATGCAAGCATCAGCAGCAGCTTCAGAACTACGTGCAGAAACAGCAGCATTTAGCTTAATTGCAGCACCAGGTTATCCTGAACTAGCAGATGAAATGATTTCATTAAACAGCGATCGTAACGAAACAGGTTTTGTTATTATTGACGCACCATTCCGCTTAACACCAACAGAAGCAGTAACTTGGGTACAAGGCTCAGGCGCTTCAGCTAACGGTGAAAAAGGACTAGTAACAAAGAATACTTATTCAGCAGTTTACTATCCACACGCATTAACTACTAACCCAGCAGATGGTTCAGCAGTTGTTGCTCCAGCATCACACATGGCATTATATACATATGCATACAGTGATAACGTGAGCTTTCAATGGTTTGCACCAGCAGGCTTAACACGTGGTGTAGTACAAAACGCATCAGGTGTTGGTTACTTAAATGGAGAAAACGAATATGTAGGTGTATCACTTACACAAGGCAACAGAGATACAATGTATCAAAACAAACTAAACCCAATTGCTAGATTTCCAGCAGAGGGCGTGGTTGTATTTGGACAGAAAACTTTACATGCAAGTGCTTCAGCACTAGACCGTGTTAATGTTGCTCGTTTAACAGCATACCTAAGAGAACGTTTTGCAGTTATTGCTCGTCCTTACTTGTTTGAACCAAATGATACAAGCACAAGAACAAATGCAAAAGCAACATTTGACGGATTCTTAGCAGGCGTTTTACAAACTAGAGGTGTAACAGACTTTGCAGTTGTATGTGATGAAACAAACAATACAGCAGCAAGAATTGATGCAAACGAGTTTTGGATAGACGTTGCAATTGAACCAACTAAATCAGCAGAATTTATATACATCCCAATCCGTATTGTAAATACTGGTGAAATAGCATAATATCTAAGATATTATGAAATAAATTTAAATAAGGGCTACTTAAAATAAAGTAGCCTTTATTTTTTTTACCTTTTTGCATAAATACATATATAAAACTACTAAGTAGTTTGCGTAATTAAATATAGAAAACTACACAGTTTAAAGGAGAAAATAATATGGCTGTAACAACAAATTTTGGAGTACCAACGAACGGCACTGGAACAAGTGCTACGTTAATGCCCAAATTACAATACCGTTTCAGAGTAAATTTTACAGGAATGGGATCGGACTCTGGATCAAGAACATCGTCAACACAAAATGTAATTAGTGCAGGACGTCCAAGTATTACACACGAAGAAGTTATTGTTGATTCATATAACTCAAAAATGTACATTGCAGGCAAGCACACATGGGAACCAATTAGCATTGTTTTACGTGATGACGTAAATTCACAGGTTGTGAAACTAGTTGGTGATCAACTAAGACAACAACTTGATCATGCTAACCAAGGCGCTGGTGTAACTAATACCGAAGGTCAAATAAGTGGATTAGCATATAAGTTTAATATGGAAATTCAAATACTAGACGGTACAGCAGAAGCAAACGCAATTGATACATGGGAATTAGTTGGTTGTTATTTGTCTAACGTACAATATGGTGACTTGAACTATGGTACAAGTGAAATGGTACAAGTAACTATGCAAATTCGCTACGACAATGCTAGCCATAACGCAGCAGGCGATACAGATACATTATCAGGCCTATAATAGGCATAAAAGTAATTATGTTGACCTATAGACGGTCAACATACTTATTGAGTTAGAGCATGGCAATACTTAATCAAGCATATAACAAATATAACCAGGCTACTCCGCAAGGATATGTAGTCAAGGGTGTCCCAAGGACTAAATTTAATTTTACTGCTAGTTTAAACTACATTAATGGTGGGTTCCTAGAACTTGACAAAGTAGCACAAGTTAGTATGCCAAGTTGGACATCATCTGCAGTAACGATGAATGCTTATAATGCTAAAAAAATTGTTCAAACAAATTACGAATATACTCCAATTACGTTAATTGCATACGATACACATTCTCCTTCAGTTATGCAGAATTTTTTAAAAGAATATTCTAACTATTATTTTGCAGGTCCAATGAATATGGCTGATATAAATGCAGTCAATTCACACGGATTTAAATTACAAAAAGATCGCAATTTTATTAAATCATTGAACATAGTAAGACGAGATAACCAATCAGTTAATAGAATACAAATTTATAATCCCATTTTTACTAATATAGATTCTGACACATTAGATTATTCAGATAGTAGTTTATCACAATACAGAATAACAATTATGTACGAAGGATACGACATCACCGATATAACAACTCCAGACAGATAAGGAGACTCAATGCCTAAAAATTATATGCAAGGCATTTACGAGGTTTCAAACCCAGGTAAATACTTAGGTAAAAAGGCACCACGTTATAGAAGCGGATGGGAACTAGCAGTATTCCGTATGTGTGACAATCATCCAGCCGTATTAGGTTGGGGTAGCGAAACACATAGAATACCGTATAGAAATCCACTAACAGGTAAACACTCTACATATGTTCCAGATTTACTAATGGTATATAAAGACTCACAGGGTGGAAACCATGCAGAAATGGTTGAAATAAAACCAGCAAAGCAAACATTAGGCGAAGCTAAAACACAAATGGATAAAGCAGCGGCAGTAGTTAATCATGCTAAGTGGGAATCGGCAAAAGCATGGTGTAAGCAACAAGGAATGGGCTTTAGAGTAATAACAGAACATCAAATTTTTAATAAACCTACTCGTTCCAAAAAGAGGAAGAAATGACAAAAAAATTAGAAGAAGAATTTAATTTACCTTCAATAGAAGAATTAATGCCAGATGTAGAAGCTGAAGAAGTTGTTGAGCCTACAGTAGAAGATACAGAAAAACAAATAGTACAGTATAAACACAACCTATCTATTGCAGAACGTGCTGATGCAGCATTGCCAATGGTAACAGGAATGGAACAGCTTGATAAAGAAATGGATGATTATGCAAAAAAAGCTATGGAAACATTTGAAGATTTATGTGATCTTGGTAAAAATGTAGAAGATAGACATGCAGCACCAATATTTGATAGTGCAAGTAAAATGCTAGGCGCAGCACTACAAGCAAAACAAGCTAAAATGGATAAAAAATTAAAAATGATTGAACTACAAATGCGTCAGCGTAGAATTGATCAAGAAGAAAAGAAAACAGATGCTTATGTAAAAGACAAACTTGGAACAGATGATGATACAGAAGAGGTATCAGGACGTATAATTGGTAGTAGATCCGAGTTACTTACAGAAATCATGGATAAAATGAAGAACGATGATAAATAGTATTATGGAGAAGACTTTATGAAATCATTTACACAATATCTAACAGAATCTAATAAAACTTGGAATTTCTGTATTAAAACCGTACATCAGTTAACTGATGAACAATGTGATCGCATCGAGAAGCACTTAATGAAATATGACTCGACAGGACTTAGTGCTGAAAAGAAAACAATACTACAAAGTATACCAAGGGACTTCCCTCAACATAGAGGATATGAAGTTTATTCATATGAATTTGAAACAAAGTTAATTACAACACCTTCTCAGGTACAAAATGAGATTGG